ACTCCATTTAGTCTGAACCTATTTATTAGTTGATGATTAGTATCAAACATTGTGTTTATGATCTCACAAACCTCAGCGATGTCGGTAGCCTTCATGTTTCTGACCACTATCTCTGGTGCATTACAAAAGATCTCGACTATCTTTAATTGTATCTTAGTGTCGTGTGTATCTTCTAAATTGCCATCTAACTTAGCAAACTCTTGGTATTGTGCTAACGTTATCTCGTTTAGGCTTGTTGGTATTCTTAAATTAACTTTCATACTTATATATAAACAAAATTAATAATTTTTAGGCATAAAAAAACCCCTACATGTCTGTAAGGGTTAGTTTAAAGAATATTAAATATGTTCTTTAAAAGTTGTTGGACTGTATTCTATATTTCCTGCAGAAAATTTAGATTACGAGAATTCTTCCGAATTGACATTGTTATTTGCATCTCACGCTTTACCTGATTGGCTACTTAATAGACCGCCGAAGCAAAATCTAAAAGGTATTCAACAACTAATATTTTAAAGAACGTAATTGTAGAAGTGCGATTATATTCTTTCATTATCTCAATCGGACTGCCTTTCAAAATTGTCTATGTACTTTTTCAACATCTTTAATTTATCTATTGGCATTAACTACTTGATTATAATTAGCACTTCAGTATTTTAATGAACGTTGTACTGTTTCTTGTACATTACAAATATACGACAATTTATGTGTTCTGAACAATTTATTAACTATTTTAACAAAACTTTAACATTTAGTGTACCGCGTACCTACCGAAGTTTGGTCTACTCATTATTGAATATGTAGCATAGCGAACAGCATCGATTATATGATTGTTCTTATCTACTGGCTTATTAGTTAATTTGCCAGTCTTATCCTCTAACCACTTATAGTTTCTAAATTCTCTAATAGCGTTGTCGCTATCACTTGTTATATGTATCTTATATCTTTTTAATAAATCAATACCAGCGTTAATAGAGTCTCTGCCTTTAAGACTCGGTTGTATGTTATGCCCCATTCTCCTCAGTTCGTCTATTAGTCTGGGCTCAGCTGCGTCAAAATAAACTGGACTACGTTTGTTTTCTATTACTTCTTTGAAGTGGTCACTGAGATCCTTTGTAGTCATCATAGTTCTGTAAAGATGTTCCTTTACATATAGATTATGATCTTTCTTGTAAACACTTACTAATGTGCTAGGATCGTTTGTATAACCTGCATCTGCTCCGTAACTAACTAACTCAGCATCATGTGGAATATGTGGAACCTCAACGTAAGTAAATATAGTTGACTTGCTCATGCCTTTTAAACCTAGTCCATAGATTTGCCAGTATTGTTCGTCTGTTTCTCTAAGTAGTTCTATCTCTTTAACTATAGACTTCTCTAGAAATGGATTATCTAAATACGTGGTTTTATAAAACTCCACATCGTCTCTAACTAATACTTTGTCGTAAATCCAGTGATATTCATCTGAAGGGTTGTAGTCTAATATTATTTTCTTCTGTGTTCTAAATACTAACTGTTGCCAATCCTCGAAGTCCAGCTCGTTAGCTTCATTGATAAACAATATATCACGCTTACGTCCTCTAATCTTCTGTGGTTGATCAACACTAATAAACTCTATTAGATTCTTATTTAACTTGTATTCGCTATTAGACTTGTTATGGTGTTCCTCTCTATATAAACCATATTGCTTTAATATAGTTATAAAGTCACGCATCACCGTTGCTCTAACACTTGGGAATGTCTTTCTACATATAGTTATAGTCTTACCTGTTTGTTTGAGGCAATACTCGAATATAATAAACAACAGTACGTTGTAGGTTTTACCGCTACGTGTACCGCCTTGCTGTACTATTATCTTTTGCTCACTATTTAATAGTTGCTTATAGACAACGTTAGTCTGTATCTTTTGTGCTGTCAATGATCTCTACTTTAAAGTTGTTTGGTAAACCATCTGCGCCTGTTATTTCCTGTCTCTCAATGTAACCACGCGACTTTCCTTTTGTCTTTAAGTAAAATATCATCTCACTAGTCTTGCCATCTCTAATGTTCTCAAATAACTTAGACTCGACAAAATCTAATGCAATATCCTGCACATCCTTTACTTTAGCCGCAAACTCCTTATCTTCTTTAAGCCATACATAGAAAGTTGTTCTACCTACACCGACTTTCCTACAAGCCTCGGTTACAACACCCAATGATTTCTCTAAAGCTAATATAATTGCTTTTTTATGCTGTTCAGTTTTGTTCATATTTATATATAAACATTATTAAATATTTTTAGCTTAAGAAAGTGTTTTTAGCTTTTCTTAGTATTGTTGCTCCAGGTATGTAAGACTTTTCTTTAGGTTTAACTCTAGCACTTACTAATTTATTAAATAGCTTAAGTCTTGTGTCAATAAATTCCTGTATTACTTCTCTATCCCAGTTGACTATTACTTGATTTATCTCAGCTAAAAGATCTTTAGACATTTCTATTTTCTGTTTATCTAAATTCTCTTTTATTCCTTTAATTATTCTACGCTTTTTTTGTACATCAAATTTAGGTACAAGCAAGTCGAAGTCATCTACTATTTTATCAAATATCTTTTTATCTCTATCCTCAATATGGTTTATAGTATTAGCGTGGTATAAAGCTAAGTCGTGGTTAGCATTTAAAATAGACGCTACTTTGTCATAAGTATAACCTATCTCATAGCCTAGTTTGCAAAAGACTTTTTTAGCATATACTATTTCACGCTTTCTACTCTTTGTTCTTATATCAAATTGGTAATAGTTATGTATCTCGTCTATTAGTTGTTCTAGTGTCATTTTTTATTTCTTTTTTTTCTACTGTATATTTATTTTGTCTTAATAGCTTTATAGCTTCTTGTATTTTCTTTTGCTGTACTCTGTACTCGTTAAATATTTCGTTTTCTATCCACATGTCATTTCATTTATTTTGTTCTATCCAATTTGTTTGTTTAATTCTTAGGTGTTTTATTTCTTTTTCTAAATAATCTAAAGCTTTTTCTAGATCTTTTATTTCACTATTTTTTTTACCTGCTCTGCACAGATACTTTACGACGTTTCCTCTATTAAAGTTTAGGTCATATGCTTTAGCGATATCTATTACGTCAAAGCCTTGTTCTGTTTCATAATGTATACTCATATCTTTGTTCTTAGTTTTAATAGGTTATAGCATTCAATATATTTCTGCTTAGCCTTTGATTTATACTTTTGTTTAAATAATTTATATAGATTTTTAACATAGCAGAATTTATTATTGCAAGACTTATACAGTTTTTTAGCATAAGCTTTACCCTTTCCTTTAAAGTAATTTACATTATCTACGCTGTCTCCTATTATCATTTGCTCATAAAAATTATATAAAGCATTTTGCTCACTAATATCATAAACAACTTTATGCTTGTAATGATAGTTGTACATTAAACACGGAAACTGCTTATAATCTTTATCAATAGAGACTATCATAACTTTATCTCTACCTATTTGATTTGATATATCATACCAATACTTAGCAACAAGATCATCTGTCTCAACACCGTAAGCATGTAAACCGTTGTATTGATCTCTAACAAATTCATGCATCTCAGACAACAAAGGTGGTAATTCAACGCCATCTCTATTTGCTTTATAGTTTTTTGTTATCAGCTTTCTAAAATTACCTTTACATCCGTTAAAAGTATATATATGCTTTATGTCGTACAACTCTTCTAAGTCGTTAACTATTTTCATATACTGCTCGTCAAACTTAGCGATGCTATCTTCTATATTTCTATAGTATTTATCGTCGCCTAGTTCTTTTTTAGATCTTAAACAAGCTGCGTAGATTAAACTATCAGCATCAATTAGTAGTATCATCTTTTACAAATGTTCCATTGATCATTTTACCTGTTCTTTTAGCTATAACATTATATGCTGAATGTATACACTCTTCGATAGTCATAGCATTTAAGTGTGCTAAGTTAGTTAACACTACAACCATATCACCTATAGCATCTTCTATTTCGTTTGTATCTTGTTCTAGTAATGCCTTTGCTAGTTCGCCTGCTTCTTCCATCAATTTAACATATTGTGTATGTGGATTGCCTTTTTCATACAAGCCTCTTTCATTAGCCCAAGATCTTATGTTGTCAAATATTTCTAAATTTAATTTAGGCTTACTTTCTATATCCCAAAAGTTTTTTAAGGATTGAGAGTATACGTATCTCTCATCGTTATGTGCTGACTTAAAGTTGTTTTGCAATATAAAGTCTTTAACGGCTTCATTTACTTCTATGTTATAATCTTGATCTAACTCTATATTAGATGGCCAAGTATAATTGTCAAAGCTTTTATTAAACGTTTTTTTAAAAGTTATTGTTGTCTTAGTAATGTGTAGCATAAAATTATTTATTGTTTGTTTGTATGTTCTTATATCATTCTTATAGCCTAACTTGTTTTGCCATTCTAATTCTAGCTTAGAAGCCTCATCGATGCATTTAGTTTTAGCTAATATTTTAAAATCTTTATAGCCTTGTTGGTGTACTATCCTCTTAGCAGGGTTATTAGTACAACCGACCTTGATACCTTCTATGTGGTAAATATAATACATTTATATTTTATTATTATACAAATGCATATTATGAGCATGATGGTAATACCAACCAATATCTAAACTCAATCTCTTAGCAATCATTTTCTGTAACGATGAGAATTGATACTGATCATTGCAGAAGCCGTACCAGATATCATTAGAACGCATGTAGACAGACATACACAACTTGTTATCAAGTATGGTAAACTGTATAGCGTATGTACATGGTGTGTCATTAGAGTATTTATTAATCTCTTTACCGTCATATATACTAATGACTGCTTGTCTAGTTTCTGGGTTTTCTTTTAATAAACAAATTACATTTTCTAATTGATTATTACGTTGCCATTGCCAACCATAATTACTCATAACATTGCCATTTGAATCTGCCATGCGCTCCCATATAGGCGGTATTTTACCATATAATTCACCAAGCTTTTTAATGCTAGGATCACCAGATAAATACCATTGCCATTCAGCTTCAGCGTACTTTAAATTCCATTTTCGCTCTTTATTTGTTATATGATTTTCTTCAGGGTTTAATATATAAAAGCCACAATTAAATATAGCTTTAGTGTCTCTAAAATCTACACCGTTAATTATAATGTCGTCTAGCAAAAAATCATAAGCATGATCTGCGTTATAAAAACTATTTCTCATTTTATGTATTGTTTAAAATCTCTTAAGTCTCTCCAGTCTCTATAAGAATCTACCTCTGTTTCAAGTAGTTTTGTTTCCGGTGCATTACCAGCCACGTTAAAAAACCAGTCACCTTCCTTACCGTATCTAGTCATGTAGTCGTAACCTTTAGAATCATAAGACTGTTCGCAGTCAAAATCAACGGGTATTAAGTCAGACTTTTGATTAAAAGCCTTGTGATAACTAATAAAGTTAGCTCTACCCAAATCACCTTGCTGAATATTCCTAGACACTGCTACGTTAAAAAACTCAGTTTCAGGCAATGCTATCTGAAGAGTTCTAGACAATACGCCTGTAGATATTACAGTCCACATTCTTTTAGGATGTTCTTTGTCTTTAAAAAACTCGTGTATTAGTTTAACGCCGCAGGCTACAACGTATTCATGGTTTAATCCTAGCGGTATGAAGTAAGCACCTGTCGATTGAGCATACTTCTTAGCCATAGAGTTAGCGTTAGGCATAGCCGCTACTCTTAAAAATAAAGGCTTTGCACCGTATTCTATGCACAACCTTTGATGATCAGAAGACTTTTTAGAAGAGGGCATAACTAAGGTTAAGTCCATATTATATTTTTTACATAGATAGGATAAACTTATACCCGCGAAACCCCTTCTTGGTTGTACGTATACTATTTCTTTTACGCCTTGTTGTTTTAGTTTAGATAGTAAAAACTCCCCGCTTCTAGCTTTATACCCAACTGAGCATGCTTGAGACTCATCTATTATATTAAAACCAGAAGATTTTATAACTTTAAAATCATCAAAAGAACTCTTAAAACCATCCGTTAATTCTAAATAATATTTTAAATCCTTACCTAGTCTTAGATCTTTATTATCAATACCTTCTTGCTTGTTTAAAAATACTTGTTTCATGTTATGTTATTTCTATATACTACTCCTTTATTCATTTCTATATGCTCCTTAGATTGAAAATTATTAATATATCTAATAAAGTCGCAAGCCACATCTTCCATGTCATAAGGCATTGAGTGAAAACCAGTCATCTCGCAAAGAGTCCTTAAAGCTTTGTCGTGTTTAACGCCTGGCATTATCATTTTCAAACATTTCTTAGCATTACTACCTACGTACACATCAGAAGTCCTAGACACTAATATAGGAAAATACTCAGCCATATCCATAGCAAAGGCTGTTAAAACAAAATTCTGTCGTTTGAACCCATGTAAATTTAAAATTTTATTTCCATAATCAACAACTTCTTTAATGTTTTTTTGATCACCTTTGTAAATAAATTCAATTAGATTATCTAAAAGCATTATAGAATTATTCTTTATATAATTATTTAAACCGCCTTTGATCATAGGTAATAAATAACCTTTAACGTCACAAAAACCTTTATCAGGTATAGTGTCTATCCAGTCTTTAGTATCAATAAAACCTTTACTAAGTCTATCAACTATCCAGAAATTACCAAATCCATGAGTTCCGAAAGGATCTTGATCACCTACTTTAGGTTTGTAATTAATACCAGAACCACATAATCTAAACAAATAACACAAGTTTATAAAATCAATTGAATCTAGTTTTTTAGCTAAATTAAAATACTTACCGTTGCCCTTAGGATCATCGTCACGCAAGTGTATTGCTTCTAAGAAACTACTGAAAGCGGCAAACCTTCTATTAACAACATCGTATATTGGTATGTTCCAAACAAGATCATCATTTACATCTTCAAAACTCCAGCTTTTACCCTGGAATTTTAACTCCTGCATCTTTTTTGCTTTACTATAATAGTCTAAAAACTTGTTTAGCATCTTAATTTGTTTTTAATTTATCGAAGTTCATGTAAGATGATGGCCTCAGGTGAACAGATTGTTTTGACTCCATATCATCAAAAGATAATTCATTGTAGTTTAATTTATCCCATCTAGCAATATCGAAACCGTAAGCTAAAGAAAAATTATTTAAACAAGTATTAAAGTAATTTACGTATTGTGTTCTTTCTTCTCTAGTGCCAAAAAAATCCTGTCCTTTGTACTTGCCTGTTCCAGGTATTTTTCTAAGCTCACTCTCTATTGGTATTAAGTGAGTTAACTTTATTGAATAACCTTGTTTTTTTAAATCAACTAACTGTGATCCATACTCGTCTAATAATTTATCTATTGCTTTAATCCCACCGAATCTTTTAAAGTGAAACCTAACATCTATATTGCCAAAATAAAACTGCACGTCTTTTTGATCATTACTAGGTATTAGATTTTTTAAACCTATTTTTAAAGCGCCGTTTAAAGTTTTACCATCTAATCTATTTATAGTTCTACCAGGCTCCCACGCGGAGATACTGTGACTATCACCAACTATAATAGAATCACCGTATTTAGATATATCTATAACTTTTCCTATAGGGAAAGTAAGATCACAATACTTAGATAAGTCTTTTCTTTTCTTACAAGGTATAGTATAGTCCGCAAAATTATTTAAATAAAACACATTGCCCTTATAGGCACTAAACTTCTTAAGTGCATTTATCTGCCTGTCTTGAACCCCTCCAAAAAAATTAAAAACACCTGGTTTAAAATTAACGCCTTCATTAATTATTAAAGCATCATATTTATTAAAATCATCTGTATTTGACACTATATCAACATCGTAAACTGATCTCTCACTAAGTATAGATCTAGTGACATAAGTCCATCCAGCATTGTGAGAATACAATCTAGTACCTAGGTTAGTTAAAACCCCTAACATTCCAATCTTCTTCATGAGTTTATTTTTTTTAATTCCTTTTCTAACTCATAATTATCTAAAGCACCTATGTATGCAGCTGCGTCTAAAAGATTGTCCGTTTTATGAAAATAACTCTCTCTAGATAGTTTAAGCGCAATCATGCACATATACATATCTTTAGCGGTAATTGTTTTGCCAGTAGAGCCAGAAGCGATCATAGCCGCTCTTTCCATGCCCTCTGAGAATGGCCCATACATTCTCTCTTTTTCTTGAGATCTTTTATTTATGATCTCATTAGCTTCTTCTAATATATTCATTCTTCTTCGTCTTTAAATTGATGTTTATCTAATAATATTTTAAACGCCTCTATTTTAATATACATCTGAGATACTATATTCTCTAACCTAAGTATTCTTTGCATTTGTGTATATTTTTTATTTTTCATAATTTATTTAGTATTATGTTTTCTATCTCTTCAATTTGTTCTTCTACTAGAATTTCAGTTATATCAATATCATTAACCTCAACAGATAATAGTTCAACCTCATCTGGTGATCCAGGGTAGTCATAAGTTTCAGGTTCTCCAATGTAATGTCTGTATGTAACTTCTAGATCTACGCCATAATATCCAATTCTCATATCTCGTATTGTTTTAGTTCTTGTCTTAGTTTTTGTATTTCTTTGTTTTTCTCGTGCCTTATTAAATCCACTTTCTTAGTTAGTATATCAACCTCTGTTATCAACTGGTTTGAGAGTATTCCTATTTCTGTGATTGCTTTTACACAGTTATTTAAATCTTTGTTGTTAGGTTTTTCTTCTTTCCAGTCAATAAGTTTTTCTATAAGGAATGAGTACCACAATCCGTATTGTTGTTTTTGCAGTAAGTCCATACTAACTTGCAGAACCAATTAAGTAACCTAAAGCCACACACACCGCTAACATAAATATAATAGCAACTTGTATTATTATTTCTCTTTGACGTTCTTTTTCACGCTCTATGGCTTCCAACTCTTTTTCGGTATAAACCTCTATTCTGTTTTTGCGTGTTTGTATATGTAATCCAGTTTTTGTCTTTTTCATTTTATTGTATGTTTATTATTATACTTCTAATGTGTGATGCTCTATTTTCCAACTCTATCTTTTTTTCTTTGGTTAAAGATTTCTTGTAAGTGTCGTAATACAAGATAGCATCTATCTGTTTCAACTCTTTGCGTAAGTCATCAAGCTGCGTTCTCATTTGTTTAGTATATAAGATAGTGCAGTTTGCTCGTTCATTCCGTAAGCCTCGACCATCATAGTTATCCAAGCCTTTTCTGTTTCTGTAAGTGTTTCCATTGTGTTTTGTTTAAATTTTAATTAACCCTAAAAACATTTTAAGTTTTAACATTAATCTTTTAAAAAATGATATTTGATTTAACCCTAAAAATTCGTTTGCTATTTGATTTGAATAATTATATTGTCTTGTATAATCATTTATTTGTTTAGTAAAATCTTCTAAACATTCTTCTAATAATTGTTCTTTTGTATTCATTTTGTTTTGTTTTATATGTTTATGGCTAATATACCAAATAATTTAACGTTATTAACTATTTCTAAACTATTTTAACAAAACCTTAACACTTTTCATATACTTTATCAATATCTGATATCCATTGCAGTAGTCTTTTTGGATTACAACTACAAGGCTCGTGGTAATTATGATCATAATATTTAGCATGTAACCTACATAACAGTTTATATTGATCTTGTGTTAACCTACTTTTAACGTTGGCTTTAAATTCTTTCCATTGTTTTTTGTCTTCTATTTCCATAGATCAATATCATTCCACTCGTCACGACGTCTATCGCAACCACAGTCTTTGTTAAATAATTTACTAATCTTTTTAACGAGCCAATGTATGCCCGTGTAGTATGTTAAATAAAAAAATAAATCTCCTAGTTTCATAATTGATCTTTTATAAATTTTTTAGTTATTCTATAAGTGTTATAAAGCGATATATAGCTTATGCCAGTGTCCCTACTTAAACTAGCAACGCTTTTACCGCTTGCTATTATCTCAAAAACTTTTCTATCGTACCAGTATAACTCACTTAATATATTATCTACTTTTTCTTTATTTTGCGCATATTCTACCTCATCGATACCAGCCTCATCTATTTGTTGAATTTCTTTAGTTTGATCTAAATATATTTTTATTTTTTTAGCCTCTTTTTTATGTATGTTTAAATAAATACCTCTTAAAACCTTGTAACAATAATAATGATTTATATCACCTTTATAAGATATATCAAGCCCTTTATGTATGTCGAGATGTATTTGTATGTACATTTCTTGAACAACATCCTCAGCTAAACTAGGATTGCAACCAAAAGACTTTACAATATTTATCCAGTCTTTATGCTTTAAAAAAGCTAATTCAACTAAAGATCTCATTTTAATTTATTTTTTGATGTTACAAAATACTTAAGTGGATCGTATATTTCACCAACCACAAATGGCAAACCAAATTCGTTAATACTAAAACTAAAAGTTTCAAAAGCATAACCTCTAGAATTTTTACAACTAACAGTTATCCATTCTTTATTTACTGTGTTTGCCTCTAATTGTATTTGATTTTCTGTCTTTTTCATTAAAAAACTACCTAAATGCCCGGTGGGCTTGTCACTTCCGTAATTGCTATGAATAACAGTGACTATATGACACTTATACCTAGCACTCCATTCCATTATTTTTTGCACACAAAGGTTAGACTCTTCTATACTATTAACATCAGAAACTAAATCGGCTATCCCGTCAATGATCACAAGACCATTTTTGTCTTTATTTTCTTCTAAGCAATATTCTATAAACTGCATTCTTTGCTTATAATTAATAGTTCGTAAAGCATAAGTATGGTAACATCCAAAATCTTGCATATTAGCCATGTCCTGTACTCTTTTAAAAACTCTTTGACTATGCCAATGGCCTTGCTCTGTGTCAAAATGTATTAAGCATTTACCGTCTCTATAACCTCTCATTTTACCGCCAAAATTATTCCCGCCACTTAAATAAACTGAAGCTAAAAGTGATATAAAAAAAGTCTTTTTTGTTTTCGGTGGCGCCTGCACAAAACTGAAATTACCGTATGTTCCTATTGGAATCGGCAAATCTTTATCGCCATCTTTAGTTTTTATAGTAGTTTGACCAAGACTCAAAGCTATAGGAGGATATTCCATGAATTTAGAGGTGTCTATAAAACACTCTTCTTTAATTAGCTCCATTAACATATTATCCGTAGTCTTTTCTTCGGTCATTTTTTACTTTAGTGTTAAAAAAAGAGAGGCACATGGCCCCTCTAAAATATATATTTATTTATTAATTTATTTAGAAAGGCAAATCAGAAGAACTAGAATCTTCAGATACTAACTCTTGATCTTTAACTTCTCGCTCAGCATTTACTATAGTCCCGTTATTCCAAACCACCTTGCCGTTTCCGATATAAGTTTTCTGCTTTTTAGCTTCACGCTCCTCTTGAGTTTGACTGACATAAATACTAGTATTATTACCGTACCTAGTTTCGTCGTTGACACTCATTGTTAGATTGACGTAAACGGCGCCATCTTTACCTGCTATAAATTTCTCTTTTGGTAGTTTATCTACTCGAATTGAATATGTTATTATTGCACTCATAGTTTATTTTTTAAATGTTTCACTTTCGTCTTCTCCAAATACTCCTAGCTCATAAAAGCCAGTTAGTTTTAAAACAGCTCTACTCATTGATCTTTTTTCAGCCATTTCGGCCACGTACCAACTGTTAGTAGTCCCATCTTTAAAATTATCGCCTTTTTTTGCACTTCCAAATGTTTGGATTTTTTTACCGTCTTTCTCTGCATAAGCTTTAAATACAGCATAATTTGGCTCACATCTAATTACTTCATAATCTATAGTAATTTGTTCGATACCCTGTATTTTATCTATGCCTTGACGCGTTATTATAGTATAATGTTGATGCTTAAAAAAATCATCTTTATCTAATTTATACTTATCATATAGTTCTTTTAATTTTTCTCTGTTCATTGTTCTTTGTTTAAGTATTCTATGTCTATTATATTCTCTAAATATTTAACTCTATTCTCAAGAGCCTTAACTCTAGCATTTAAGTAGTCTATAGTATCACTGCTAACTGCTCTTTTTACATCTTCATAATGTGTCATTGTCTTATTTTTCCCTCAAATATACAAAAAAAATAACAAGTTAACAGCTTTTTAACAAAAAAAAACCACTCAATAGAGAGTGGCCTTTTCCGATTGGTTAGCAATCTAAACATAAAACAAAGACAATTTGGTTTTACAAATATAAATTATTTAGTTATTTTTTCAGTTAAATTCTGATATTTACTTATTAACACCTCAAGATCTATATTATCTAGTTTGACTATTTTCTTAGATTTTATATATAATTCTTCAGAAATACCCGCATAATAAGTTTCATCTAGGTGTTTAGCGAATAAGTATTGCTCACCATATCTAAATACGTTGCAGCCGGCGCACTGCACTTGACAATTTAATTCAGTTATTTTATCATTGTCGTCTAAAGTGCCAAACCTAGTAGAGTAATTCTTTCTGCTTTGAAAGTGGCCGCATTGAAGTTTTTTCCAATGATCTTTTTTTCCACAAGTAAAACACTCAGCTATTTCATTTACAGCATATCTTCGCCTTATGTATATGCTGAAAACTTTGTCTAGCTTTTCTATTAATTTTTTTCTTTTAGTTTTCTTTGCCACACGTGCGTATATTATAATATTATATATATATATTTATATACGTAATATATATAAATTAAATATATTATTAATTATTTACTTTCTAAAGTTTTTGGTAATTTTTTCCGCTGATCTCATACCAAAATAACCACCGTAAACTAAAAGTAATAATGAAGAAAGCAAGTCTATCCAGTTAGAATCTATTTTAAAGCCTTCTAATGAGCTATCTAGTATTATGTATATAAACAATGTTAGTGTTAAAAAAGAAAGCGTTAGAGGTCTTATATTGCGTGTTAGGTAGCTATCTGTACTATTATCGCTTACCCATCTCTTCGTGGTTTCTTCTATCTCCTTGTTTTGTTGTTCGTGTATTAATTGCTGTAGTTTTATCTTGTCCTCTGTAGATATGTCAGACTTAGTAATTTCTTTGATTGCTTCGCTTGGAGATATAACACCCTCGAGCACATTACCCAAAGCTGGGTTAATTACTTTCGCTGCTCCTAAAAGCAGTTTTCCTACTGTTGTATCTTTAAACTTCTTTTTAGGCATAATTATTTTTTTCTATAATCCCAACGCGCATCAGTACCTCTTATGTCTATGTGTGTGAAAGTGTTGTATCTACCTACTCCACCACATTTTATAAAACCACCTTGTTGTAGTTTGTCAATGGCATTTGCAACCTCATCTGGTGTAAAGTTTTTTACTACTATGTCTGCTGCCTTACCTTGCAAGTGTTGTGATTTTAGAGAGCCTCTATTTAAACCATTCCAAGCCTCACATCTGTAAGCACTATTTATTTTTATAGGCTCTTGTAACTCATCTCTAACAATTTGTAGATTTTCTGCAAGTTCTTTAATGTTTCTATATACATCATCTGGCATCCTACAATAACAACCCTCAAGGTTGCCTTTACACTCAAACTCACTTAGATTAAAGTTCTTTGTCAGCTTCATTCTTTTTTTTGTAAGTTGCGTATATCTTTTGAAATGTATAAACAATAGAAGCTAAAAGAAGTATGATCTTTAAACTATCCTCAACAGCAGTAAAGCTAACCCCTAAAGTAATTATGTTAAATGTGTATAATCTCAAATCATCTAAACTCATAGCATTAAACCTTTTAAAAAAGCGTTCCATTTAGCAATAAGATAAAACTGCAATAATTCTATTTTGTCCGCTAAGTATCTTAATCCTCTAACCATTACATTTTATTTGTTTGATAGTCCACACCATAAAAGCTGTGTACTCCGTTATCATCTATATTACCAACAGCAGCAGACTTCCAGCCGTAAGGGTGGTCTTCTAAGCCTACCCACATAACGTCTATGTGATATTTATCGCTAAATACATAGTCATCTACATTTTCTGCCTTTTTTAAAATTATATGCCCAAGTTTAACAATAGCGTGTGAGTTTTCCCCTAAAGCCTTTATTTTAGCATCAGAGGTTTCCTCGTCTTTAAAAGCATATTTACCAATTTTAATCATCTTCTTTTGGTATTGATTCGTTGAGTATTTTTACAATCTCTTGCGCTTGTGCTAACACAGCGATAGGCAATGTATTTATAACTTGATTTACTCTTGCAATTTGTTCTTTAGTAATTTCCATAATTGTTTTTTATGTAAATATACTACTTATTCTGGCAAATCTTCATAAGCATCAGCATAGTCGCTTGGCAAGTAAGACTCCATTTCTGTAATCTGCTCTGCGCTTAACTCATTCTTATAAAAGTCATTCGCTAAAACCCACTTAAAATGGTATTTAATTGCTTCTACATTTTCATCAGCACCTATTTGACTTAATTGGTATTGTATTTGCGAAGTAATTACCTCTTTGTGGCTTTCCTCTGTGTTTTCTGTTGTTATTGTGTTTCTGTACATTATTTGCAATTTTTACAGTTATCTAATTCTAATTTTAATTCTTGAATTGCCTTAACTAATACTGGTATAAGCCTTCCGTAACTTGCCTCAAGTCTGTCTGGGTTATTAGCGTAAACAAGTTGTAAGCTTTCGTCATCAACCTCTTGAAGTTCTTGAGCAATAAAACCTAAATCTTTATCGCCTACTTTTGCACCATCTCGCATATTCCAATCAAATGTTACTGGATTTAGTTTATTAATAAAATCTAATCCATAAGTTGATGGTTGTACGTTTGTTTTATCTCTACTATCTGATAAAGCTGATATTGTTTGAACTTGACATCTTAAAGTGGCTATATTTGCATCGCCAAGTGTTATCTCGTTTGTTGCATCTACCGCTGATGGTTCAGCATCGTGTCCTATTACAGTATTATTTGAACCAGTTGTTTGATTGTAACCAGCTTGATAGCCTAAAAATGTATTTGAACCCCCAGTATTGTTGTATCCAGCTTGTGTTCCAATTATAGTATTCTCGTTACCAGTTGTGTTACTATATGCAGCAAAGTAACCTACATTTAAATTCCAATTACCAGAACTATTTGAATAACCCGCTCTATACCCAACATCTATCCTCCCATTACCACTATTATTTCTACCCGCTTCTCTACCTATTGCAATGGCTGTACCCGCAGCAGCATAAGTACCAGCTTTATAACCAATAGCAATTACGTCTGTTATGGAATTACCAGTAAAAAATCCAGCAGAATTTCCTAAAAATGTATTTCTTGAGCCATTTGTTAAAGCCGTACCACTATCAACGCCAAGCATTGTGTTCTCTGTACCAGCCAATAAATTTTCTCCAGCATCTTTACCTATTAATATGTTTTCAGTTCCAGTAGTTAAGTCTGTTCCAGTATTAGAACCTATTATTAAATTGTCTGCTGGATTACCGCTTAATCCCGCTGGAATATTAACAAAATAATTAGAAGTACCATCTATTAAGACATCACTTAAACCATTTAAGTCTGATGCGCCACCACTACTTAAATTTGATGGTGCTATTCTAACATTGTCAGAGCCATTAAAACCAACTACAAACGCTACGTCCGAAGAGCTGGTTTTTAAATCAAATTCACTAAATTTTTTATTTGCCATTTTTTTATTTTTATTCTATTATTATAAATTTATTATTCTCAGTCTGTAAGTAATCGCCATTCTCAGCCAATATCTCAAAAGCTGTTGTAGGGTCTATAAAATCTCTATAAACTATTCCCCAGCCTATGGTATTGTCTAAAGCACCATTACCCCAATCTGTAGTTTCGTAAATCTTTCCGTAACTCATATCATTATCACTTTTTTAATTTTACCCTCGCTTACTGTATAAGTTGTA